CGCGTAGTAATCTCGTCTCCGGCCTTAGCTGTATCAGCAAAAGTTCCATTTGCTAACGTCGTGCCACCTTCATTGTTTTTGTCGTAAACATTAAGTTGCCAAATGGTCTCTCTGTTAATTACAGAACCAGCATCCTTAGTGACTGTAACGCCGACTTCAAGAACCTGACATGCCTGACGAGGACTTGTTATATACGAACTCTCGTTAGTGGAATTGCCTGCCACAATTATATTTGAGCTTATAAGAGCAACCACAGACTTCTCAAGATTTTTTCCAGTGATTCCCATATCACTATCTCCTTTCCATAAAGAATCAGGGGGCCGAAGCCCCCGTCATCATTACATGGTCTTGTGGATAACGGAAACGTAGTCCGTATCAACTTGAAGTCCATCGACTCGCGCAAAGTGGTTCAGAGACCGCGCAGCAACCGCCCAGTAATACTTCAGGAAGGCATACACAGCATCCTTACCCTGAAGGTTCTTGACAATCGCTCCGTCAGTATCGTCCCAATCCATTGGAGCCAACTCAAGACGCTCAAGCTCATCAGTGTTAAGACACAGAATTTCTTGGAAACCCATGTGAACAGAGTCACGTACCGGAATTTTCTTACCAAGAACACTAAACACAGGAACCTCAAGGCCTTTGTTCAACTGAAAATCAGTTGGAGCATAACGAAGGTCGGGGTCAACAAGCCGCTGATGCTCTTCCAGCATTGCCGGGTGAAGCATAAGAACCAAGTTCGCTGGCGAGCTAGAACCTTTGTACATTGAACCAGAAACGATTCGTGTAACGTAGTTCCAGTCGTAAGGAACTGGAGCAGCAGTCTTGTCAATAATGATTGAACGCCATCGAGCGTAATCATCGCAAGAAACTCCTTGAACAGTGCCACTATTCTTTACGATTCCTCGAAGACCGTTTGCTTCCTGATTAAAGCTGGTCCCGAAAGCATCACCAAGAACAACCTTGTCGTTAACTGCTGCCGTGTAGGCAACATCAAGCTTAATTGTCTGGTTATCCCAGTCAATCGCCGTCCCAGATGCAGCTTTAATCCGACCAGTTGCCTTAACAGCGTTGGTTGTTCCGTCAAGAATCGCGATGCTGTCTCCTTCCTCAAGGAACTGACATGCACCAAAGCTGTACCCGTTGACGTGCTTGAGTGTAATTGTTGCGCCGATTGCTTTTGCC